CGGCCCGCGAAAGCGAGAGCGCCCAACGATCGCTAATTCTGAAGAATGAGCCCTTGACGGGCGAGTTTCTTAGACAACTGGCACTCACACCCCTTGATAGGGAGAAGTATTCATATAATCGCGACAATTTGAAGGCTTACAAGTTTTGCCGTGCGATGTTCGAAGTCATGTATGATTACAACGACGAATGGTTTCGCGCAGCGAATTGGGCCTCTGCATTTGCGATGGTCGAGAGGGTTCTCTCGTGGGATGAAACAAACTTTGTTAAATATGCAAAGTTTGCTGTGGTTTATCCGATGGCGAAGTTTCTAAGGAATGAAACTCCGAAGGTACCAGATGGTTTTGGTCCTAAGTGGATTTGGTGTGGTTATCAAAGGAGATCTATAAAAACGATTTCCCTCTTTACCAAGAACAATCGTGTTGCACAATTCTTCTTCTCGGTTCTACAAGCAGTTAAAAGAGCTTGTGCGGATATTGGAGAAGAGTTCATTAAAACAACACTTTTGAACTTTAGGAAAGATATGATTACCCCAAGTCCACCAGTCCCGGAGGCAGATCTTGATGATCTGCGGGGTAGGGTCGACGAATTTGGCGCCAAACTTCCGTTATATAAGAGGAAGTTGAAGGAGGGAAGTGGATCAGCTGGTACCCACTGCAATAGAAAGACAGGAGGATCTCGTGAGTTTGTCCGAGATTTCCACCGAAACAACCGAGACGATCTGGTTGACTACTCTGCTCAAGACTATATTCATAGAGTCTCATTAGCGAGTGGTCACTGTGATCTCGTCCAAGTTGTAAAAACCTATGCTGAAGAAATTCCAGTATATGGCTGTGGTGGTCTCAACTATGAGACTCTATTAGACTATTGCAATTCCATAAACGTTCCAATGTTTCGCAATCGAGTAGGTTCTGTTGATGAGAATGGACACCTAGTGTTACCAGACAAAAACAAAATGTTGCAAATTAAAGTTGTACCATTGAGTGAGCCTCTTAAATGTAGGATCATTTCAAAGGGAGATGAACTTTTTTATTCACTTGCAAGGTCCTATCAAAAGGTACTTTGGAAGGGGATGAAATCGTTTCCACAATTTTCGCCAACAAACAAGCCACTAGATGTGTGTGACTTGCAAAATCTCTACCGTATGGGTTCTTGGTTTCCAAAGATTGGAGACAAGATTAACTCAGGAGACTATGCCAATGCGACGAATGGCCTCAATATGCATTATTCTATGGCGACTCTTGATAGACTCATGAATTGGTCTAATCTTGATGATCGTGAAAGAACAGTTATGACCGCAGTCCTTGGACCTCAGGAATTTATATTCCCTAAGTCTAAAGATGGTTCAAAACTCCCAAACTGTATTCAGAAAACTGGACAGTTGATGGGATCTGTTTTATCTTTCCCCATATTATGCGTATTGAACGTCGTCGCCTTTTGGCGTGCGTTTGAACGGTG